GTAGCTGCATGAGGTATAAATTCTAATCCAGTTTCTTTTGCTTTCCAATATTGACAATGGTTTGCAATTGCTTTAGCAGCTTCTAATTGTTGCGTTTCTGTTAGTTTCTTCCATGCTTTTCTTGCAGATGCTTTTGCTACTTTCCTAGGGTATAACATCCAAAATTCATCAAACATTTAAATTCTCCATAGAACGACCAACGTCATTGCTGACGATCCTGTTGCGAGATGTATCGAGTAACGACTCTACTTAAGCTGGCGCAACCCAGTTCTTAACGGCTATCGCAGGTGTCGACCCTCGCTCCTTGGCTACTTATTCCAAGGCCTCTAGCCCATCCCCTCCTTTTTCAACACCCTGGAGTTTTGGGCGGCAGAAATAGAAAAACCCCTTAAGGTTGCTCTAAGTCGATCCGCTTAATAAAAGACACCATAGCTTTTACTAAACGCTCAAAGCAACCCTAAAGGGTCTTGGTGTTAATTTACTACGCAGGGATCGAATCTGCATTTAAAGTATATATCAACAAATTTAATTCTGCAACTCTGGCCAAATGATATGCCAAGAATTAGGAAACAAATCTTTTCTTTTAACAAGTCCATGACTTTGGCGCTCTATCTCAGCAGCCAAAAAACATATTTGGGCATAAGGTATGCCTCTTGTTTGCCATTGAATTACTGCTGAATGAGTTTTGTTGCATAAAAGCGACACTTTTTTTGTGCCACCAAGCAAGTCAATTATTTGCTCATCCGTGAAATTTGCTTTATTTGGGATCATTTAACAAATCTTAACAAGAAAAATAAATTTAATCAAATACTTCACAAATCTTTTTTAGTTATGTTAAGATTTAATCATAGCAATTTCGCTATGTATTTTTCGGGGGAACGAAATGGGTGAATTACACCAACTGATGTTAGAACATGAAGAATTTTTAGAAACAGCGTTAGATGACATGGAGTATGGTTCTGTAAATTTAACGCAAGAACAAGTTGACTGTATACGTCAAGCTTGTGGGAAACCTAACCGCCATAAAAACGTAGTTTTAAAAGACATATTTACAGATTTTGGCAACATCTTTGGGGGCAATCATGGCTCAATCTGAATCAATCGCCAACTTAGCTAAAGCTTTATCAATTGTTCAAGGGGAACTAACTCATGCTAAAAAAGATTCTGCAAATCCGTTCTTCAAGTCTAAGTATGCTGATTTGGAGTCTGTTTGGGATGCTTGTCGCAGTCTACTGGCTCGAAACGGTCTTAGTGTTATACAGATGCCTGGCAATTACTTCGAGGGCCGTATGTGGTTAGTAACACGCCTTTGCCATGCTTCTGGCGAATGGATTGAACAAGAAATGTCAGTACCAGTAGCTAAAGCTGATCCACAAGGCGCTGGTTCTGCACTTACCTATATGCGTAGATATGCTTTGGCTGCGTTTATAGGTGTCGTACAAGCTGATGATGATGGCAATGCTGCATCTAACCCAGTTCAAAGCAAATCAAGCACATCAATGAAGTCAATCGCCAAAGATATTTTATAAAGGATAAGAAATGGCATATACACCAAAAGAGGGATCAGGGAGTTTATTTAAGAATGACCGTAAAACGACTGATAACCATCCTGATTATTCGGGCACGATTATGGTTAATGGTAAAGAACATTGGCTTTCGGGTTGGGTTAAAGAGGGTAAAAAGGGTAAGTTTTTTAGCATTTCAATTGGCAAGGAAAAAATCCCACAAGGATTTAAACCAGCAGGATCAGACGAGATAACCAATCTCGATGACGTTCCGTTCTAAAGGAGAACACTATGCAGAACCAAATTAAAGACATTATTGATACTAAATACACAGAAAAAGTGTGGCATGGAGTTGGAGTTGATGAAGAACAACAACTTATCAGCTTTTCACCAGAAGATTTAGCAGCAGTCATTAAGGCGGTTCTGCACGTTGCTGCAGATTTATGCGTATCTGAACAAGATACGACAACAATCATTAATTACGCTAAAGGCATCTAATGACTTGTAAAGCTTGTAAGTTTTTTGTATTTAATCAAAACGATATGATGGGAGCTTGTAAGCTCAATCCTATTGTGGTGAATAAATTGCCACAAGATTGGTGCGGTCAAGAAATACCAGCAGAGTATGAGGCTACAGTCATTCCTGATGCGCCTGTAGTAGAAGTTGTATACGATATAAACACGGATGAAGTAAAACCAAAAAGGGGAAGAAAAAATGCTAATAAAGGACAGCAGTAGTGAAAGTGGGCATTGGTATGACAAGGATGGCAATCCAGCCTACGAAATCATTGGCGCAAACGGCAAGCAAAGGAACACAACCCTTCGGGATGCCAAAAAGCTCGGTTTATTGCCCTCTGTCACAACGATTATTGCAACCGTGGCAAAGCCAGGCCTTGATCGATGGAAACAAGAACAGGCTATCCTCGCTGCACTTACATTACCTCGCTTAGAGGATGAAGAAGAATCTGCATGGCTTAGTCGTGTTTTAAACGATTCTAAGGCCCAAGGCAGAGAAGCAGCAGATCGAGGCACATTGATTCATGGAGTACTGGAATCGTTCTTTGATGGCATTTTGTTGGAATCTGTACCCGACTATTGCCGTAACGCAGAAAACGCCTTAAAAGCCACTTTTGGCAATCGCCTGTGGATTCCTGAGAAGTCAGCTAGCCATGAGCTAGGATTTGCTGGGAAAGTGGACTTACACGCTAAAGGTGATAAGGTTAAGGGCATACCTGGCGTGGTTTGCGATTTTAAGACTAAAGAAGTCCCCTTGGAAAAGGTCGTTCCATACGAGGATCATATCATGCAGATCGCTGCCTACCGTGAATTGCTAGGTTTGCCAGATGCTCGTTGCGCCATTATGTTTGTCAATGGTTTAACCAATGAAGTAAAGCTATGTGAGATTGAAGAAGCAGAGCTACAAAAAGGCCTTAAGTGCTTTTTCCATCTTTTACGTTTCTATCAACTCAAGTCTGGTCTATAATATTCATGGGGCTGGCTTGGTTTCCCCCGACCATCGCATCCTTCCGTGAGGAGTCAGCCCCACCCTTATGTTGCAAAAAAGATACATATTAGGGTTTCCCCTAGTTATACAGAACAAAAAACTTTAATAAATTACTTACATCAGGTCACCGACACTATTCAGCTCTATGGCTCGTTGAGATTTCAGACTAAAAAGACTCTGACCTGACTTTTCTTAACTTAGGGGGATTTATGAAATACATTGAATGGATTGGCGTTTTACTGCTAGGTATATTGTTAGGCTCAATGTTTGGATGGGGGTTTTAAATGGTTATGCCAACTGAATACGCAACACCAGAAACTAAAACTTATAAATGCTACAAGGTAGGCGAGGTTTTGTTTGTGCCTCACTACAATAATCCTGGCATTTATATTGGCCCAGCCACCAGGCAAGAAACTGGGTTTATCAAGGGTAAATACACAGCGCAATTGTTTTATGCCCATGAGCTTTTAATGATGGGCGCTAGGGAAGTAACTGAACAACTTTGGGTAACGTCAGGGAGGGATGCAAAATGAGTTTATGGGATGAGGCAAACGAATTAGACACTATTTCTAATCAAATTAGCTGCTTGGGTAATGTTTTAGAGTTAATAGCAGAAAAAATATCTTCTGATCCTGAAAGCGGCACTTTATGGTTATGTCGTGATGTTTGCGACAACCTTGTAGATAAGATGCAAAAGCGTATGCAAAGCTTAATGTCTATGGATCGTCAACAAAAAGACGATGAGTTTATTGCTGACTTTGTTAGAAATGCCAAAATTCGTGAGGAGGCTGGTGAAGAATGAACGCAAATGAACTAGCTGATTATTTGGATAACAATGTGGAAGCAATGATTATGTCAGAGCAACCATATATTGACCAAACAGCCACCATGCTACGCCAGCAACAAGAAAAGCTGACAAGGTACGAACTGCGTCATGTAGCACAGCGTGACAGAATTGCAATATTAGAAATGCAGCATAAACAGCAACAAGCTGAAATAGAATTGTTGAAACAAATTATTGATGCAAACAATTTAAGTCAAAAAATTGGGCAATTTAGAAAGGCGCTAACAGATGAGGAAGATACAGAGTGCCAATACTGTAAACAAGGTTGTATTCGTTGTGATGCTAGAAAGACACTAACAGATGAGGAAATAGAGCAAGTTGGCAAAGAAACTATGTTGTTGCAATTCTTTCAAAGCATTGAAGCTACCGCAGACCATGGGGATAGCGTAGCAAGAGCAATGACAGCAATGATTAGACAACAAGCATTTGATTTTGCTAGAGCAATATTAAGAAAGGCACAAGAGTTATGAGCACAAGATCATTAGGAATGATGGGTAAAACGTATAGGAGCGCTTCTGAGGCGTTTAAAGATGCTGACTATGCTAGTGCCATAGAAAGACCCCAA